TTTCTTAGTCTTAAAGTCTTCTGCTAATCTCATAACTTGTTTCTTATCAAGTCCAGCAAGATTGATACAGTTCTCTAAAGCCCGATAGATACATTCTCTATCACTCATAGGTGGAGAGATTTCCCACCCTTGTTCATCATAATACTTTTTACCCTCAGTGACTTGTGCCTCTAAATGAGATAAGTCTTGTGCCTTAGAAGGATTCTTGTAGTTATGCTTTTCAGTCATTCCTGTAATTCATCTAATCGGTATGGTTGTGTCTCAGTAGGAACCCATTCATTATTCTCCCACTTGTATCCTGTACGTCCAAGATACTCCACCTCTTGCTCCCACTCTATGAGTGCCTCTTTGACAATGCCTTTGATCCAGTTTCTAATCATTCCCATTTTTCGTAAGGTGGTTCAGGTTCATTAATACGGTGAGCAAACTTCTCACTATCAAAGTATGATTTACCTCTCTTACCATCTCTCTCATCCAATACTTCATTGATAAGTATCTTCAACTCTCTAACCATCTCTGGAGTGTGTAACCTACGAGGATATATCATCATAGGTTTGTGAGGTTGTATCCTTACTGGTCCTTTGTAATTAGGATCAACAGGACCACTCATCCCTTGAGTATCAATCTTACTCATAATGCCCTCCCATTCTTATCAACTAATCCCATCTTCTTTACAGCACCTAAGTTAGATTTCTCTTCTTTCTTAATTCTCTTATACTCTTTAATAATCTTATCTACTTCACTCTTATTCATCTTAGCATTAAGTTTCTGACCCTTAACACCCTGAGACCCTTCCTTCTCTATGTAATCATTGAGAGCAATTTGAATATCTGCTTCTACAATGTCTTTAATTTGTTTTCTAATATCCATATCAAACCTCTCCTAAATTTTTACTCTCCATGTTATCATAATATGAACCAAGTGTTCCACTATAAAGAGTTTCACTTATTTCACCTGCTGGTGTAGTAACTGTAGGTTCTACATGGTCATTCTTCTTACCAAATGCTAATGCTGGTTTATGAGGATTCTCTAATTCTCTAACCATTTCAACTACCTGATCTCTTATTTCCAACAATTCATGGTAACATTCTTGGTTATGTGCACAACCTCTCAATCTGTCATCAGGTTTATGTAAAGACTCCAACATAAGAGTCTTCCCACGATCCCATTTTTCCTGTTTAGTCTCACTCATAAGAACTTCTCCAATGAACCTTTCTTCTTGAGTTTCTTCTCAAGTGCAATTTGTTTCTTTATGTATGACATTGCGTCTTTATAATTTCTTGCGTGATGTACTTGTTCTCCATTGTGAATAATACACAACTGAGTATCACTTCCCATAATTGGAACTGCTGCCCATGTTCCATCCTTATTCACATATCCTTCAGGTTGTCCACCATTGTTAGATAGAATACCCTTATTGGGACAAGAATAAAACTTACGATAGTCTGAAGGTACTCCACTCATAGATGATACCCTGCTGATCTTCCTAGAGAATTAGATCCACCTTTCCACTCTTCTTTCTCATAATCAAAACCTTCATGTGGTGGTGAATTATACTTAGGTTCTTTAGATCTATTGTGAATGACTATGAATTTATCAGCAGCATAATGTCCTCCAAGACATACTTCAATTTCATCACCATCTTTCCAATTAACCTCACCATTCATTTTGGTGTGTTGCATTAGTACTGCAATCTTGTTAATTACATCTTCAGTTAGTCTCACCTGTGATGTCCTCCAGTTTGAAAATACTTACTAACTCTAAACCTGCTAATTTCATAGCGGTATCTGCCTCACCATCCTCTTGACGGTCTACAATAGCAGCAACACGATTAACTGTGTAACCAGCATCACGCAACCTCTTAACTGCTTGAATTGCTGAACCGCCTGTAGTAATCACATCCTCAAGAACAGTAATTGTAGCACCCTTCTCAGGTAATGGACCTTCAATGTATGCTTGAGTACCATGCCCCTTTGCCTCTTTACGAACAATGAGAGCATTAACCCTAATATTATCAAGACCACATACAACAGCAACACCACTTACCAAAGGATCAGCACCCAATGTAAGACCTGCTACTGCCACAGATTCTTTCTCTACTGCCTCCAGTAACATTACACTGGATAGTGTGAGTCCTCTTGAACTTAATGTAACTGGTTTACAGTTTACATAATGCTCACTCTTACGACCAGAAGAAAGGGTATAATCACCCTTTTTGTAAGCATGAGACTTTAGTAGTCCTAACAACTCTTGCTTTAGACCATCTGACCTGTTTACATCCATTTTATCAGTCATAGTTAGAATACCGCAGTTACAGAAACAACCTTGGCATTAGGGTTTCTTGCAAGAGCAACTTGTCTTGCCTCTTGATAATCACGAGCATGTACTTCTTCACTAAAGACAGTACCAGCAACATAGAGATCGACTTTACAACGCATTGGTTTTCCTGTGGATATTTGTATTATACTTGATTTATAGCATCAAGTAAAGGGGAATGTGTCACTTCCATAACTGGAGCATATTCTCCCACTCTTTTCTCAATTAGATTACCATAATCCTCATGTAACTCACATCCAATGTAATCTCTACCTAGTGATTTTGCCACAGCAGCAGTAGTTCCTGATCCCATGAATGGATCTAACACAATATCTCCTACCTCGCTTCCTGCTAAGATACAGGGTTCAATTAGATCAGGTGGATAAGTAGCAAAATGTGCACCTTTATATGGTTTCTTGGTTACAGTCCATACTGATCTCTTATTCCTCTTCTCATAACTCTTAGTCAATCCTGAATGAGGTTGTAAACCTGTTCCTTCATTATGATACTTACCATTTGTTCTATCTCTGGTTCCCCAATCCTTTGCTGGTTCCTTGATTGCTTCATTATCATAGAAGTAATTCTTCTGCTTACTGAACAGAAAGATATATTCATGTGCCTTGGTACATCTATCTCTCACACTCTCAGGCATTGGATTAGGTTTGTGCCATATAATATCCTGTCTCAAATGCCAACCATCTGCCCTCATAGCAAATGCAAACATCCAAGGAATACCAATGAGATCCTTCTCTTTATATCCCTTTAACTTATTAGATCTTCTGGGTGTTGTTTCAGGTAGATCTTGTCTATTCTTTGCGAATGTTTGTTTAGGAATACACCCATCCTTCCTGTAGTTGTAATAACTATCACCTAAGTTTACCCAACAAGTTCCATCATCAGTAAGCACATTCCTTACTTCTCTGAATACTTTGACCAACTCATCAATAAACTCTTCAGGACTTTGCTCTTGTCCTATCTGTGATTCTTCACCACCATAATCTCTCAGACCATAGTAAGGTGGGGATGTAACACACATCCTTGCCTTCTCATCAAATTGTTTGAGTGTATCTCTACAATCTCCAAATAGAATAGTGTCTCTCATTTGTTTAAATCCCAGATTAATCTTACTATCATTATAGGAATTATGAGATAGTAAATCCACATAACCCACATACCAAATTGGTTATAGGTACTTCCTCTTTTGAAATTAGTAACAGGTGGAATATTTCTTTTCCACACATCACTAGACATGTATTCATCTTCTTTAATGTTCATCGTGTTACAACTGAAATTGCTGGTTGACCCTGATTGAATACAGTATCTACAACTGCCTTAACCTTTCGGGCAGTAGAGATTCCTACATTATTATACACAGGAACACATACTTTGCCATGTGTTTTATACTCATTTCCTAATCGGATCACTCTACCAATGGTTTGAGAGATAGTAATGTAATCCATGTTACGCATGAACAATGCTGCCTCAAGACCCTTGACATTGATTCCTTCTGACAATATGCTATGGTGTAATACTATAAACTTCTTATTCTCATCCTTACCCCAAGCATTAAGAACCTCAAAGAACTCTTCTCTATCAACCTTCTCACCATCAATGATAGCACCTGTCTTTGATGTGATAGTCATCCAAGAATAACCACGCCAAGCAAGTTCATTCTGAAACTTAGAAGCATACAGAAGATTAGTAATCTGTTTAGTAGACTTAGCACAGATAAGAACCTTATCTACATCTAATCTATCAATAGCACTAATCATATGCTCAGACTCTACTTCAGAATAGATCTCATCCTTTCTAAGTAAACGACTCTTGTAAACCTCAACTTTAGGTGGTAGTATATAACCCTCATCAACTAACTTAGGTGCTGGTACATTAACAATTACCTGACCATACACCCTACTGTTATTCATTCCAGCTTTTTTAACAGTAGTGCTATGCTTAGGAGTAGCAGTAAAGAAAAAGCTCCTGTTAGCCCTATGAGTTGCAAAGAACTTAACAGCAGAGAAGAAGTTTCGTTGTACACTATTGTGTGCCTCATCAAAGTAAATTGTATCTACATCAATAGTAGAACCTTTAACCTTCTCAAGTGAATGATAGGTAGTGAATATAATTTTGGGAGCATAGTATCTTGTCTTATGCCAAAAGTAAATATCATTACTCTTAGTAGAACTGTAATGATGTGTCTCACCACTATGAACATGCATAACTTGAATATGTGGCATGTCATTCTTAACAAATTCTTCCATGAACTCAGAAGATAATTGCTCTGCTAATAGAATACGAGGAGCAACTACAACAACAGTCTTTGAACTACCCTTAAGAAGTGCTATCGCATCTTTAATCATACACATGGTCTTACCACCACCTGTAGGAACTATAATCTGCCCCTTGTCATGGATTGCCATAGCTCTCAAAGCATCAAGTTGGTGAGGACGTAATGGCATCTATGTTTCTCAGTTGAATATATTATAGCACAAACAACCTACCTTTCAGCAGTTGTATGACAGTTACTTAACTGGATAAGAAGTTCAACACACTCTCAGATACATTGTTTATCCTATCCTCAGTTCTTGTATAATATTCTTTATTCATTTCAACTCCAATAAAATCCCTTCCACATTGTTTAGCAGCAACACCAACAGCACCCGATCCCATACAAGGATCTAATACAGTATCTCCTACATTAGAACTCGCCTCTATCAATCTTGCCATTAACTTAACTGGTTTGGGTGTTGGGTGATACTTATATCGTTCAACTGAGTTTCTCCATACAGCAGATTGACAATGCTCATTGAATGTAGCACCAGACTTCTTTCCATATACACAGTTCTCAATACTTGATAACCATATATGTTGACCGTTCATAGGTGATGGGTTTGTCTTCTCCCATATACAATGCCGTACTGACATTCCATGTTCTATTAGTCTGTTGCGTATGTGTGATACCTGAACTGATCCACAGAATATATAAATGCTCCCTGAAGTAACTCTAACTATCTCGTCTATAAACTCGTCTAATGGAAAGGTAATTATATCTGCATGACTCTTATCTAGATTTCTTAATCCACCACTCTTACGATTTACCTCGTCATAAGGTATATCGGTCAACGTCAAGGTAACACTCCCATTTTCTAGTGTGGGAAGTACCTTCATACAATTTTCGTTATGAAGTTTCATAAAATCATTATAACATAAAAAAACAGGGTGTCAATCGCACCCTGGTCTTAAGAAAATATAAAGTTTTGCCTACAATCCATACAAAGGTATGTATAATTTCTTAAGATTTGACTACCTAATCTCAAATGTTTTTACATCAGTACGATCAACACCTTCACCTTGAGCTGTTAGTTTATATTCAACAGGTGATATAGCAACATTTGGAGCTAGTTCTATTAGACCAGTCTGTTCATTAACCTCTCTTGTTTTAGAACCAATCTGACTAGCCCAATCGAGATCAGCAGAATTTCCAAAGGCTGTAGAGAATCTTCCATCAATTTTATATCCCACTTCAGCAGGTCTAAACTTCTCAGTTCCAGGAAGATCTAGAGAGGAGAATATTCTCGTACCAGTTGTATCTAGAACCTCAAATCCAACTACTAGAGGGTTTCTAGTATGATCAAAAGGAGCACCCATAGGAACACCATCTCCATCATTAGGATTATTCCGAAGTCTTACTGTTAGAGTTATCTCCATTGTTGTTGAACCTGGTCCTGCTGAAGGAAAAGAAACTGGTATATCAGCAACTTGATTTTCTACTACCTCTTCATTAACTACATGATTAGCAAATCCATCATGTCCTCTATAATCACTGGTATAAACTGCATTAGTTTTATTATAAGTAGCAGAATTCCAATCTATTTGTGCTACGTTATCAGCCATGACTTTGAGTTTAAAGGTTCCTGGAGTAACCTTTATAGAACCTTTTTTAGCTCTACTATCTGTTGTTAGATTGAATTTATATACTTGAGTTTGCCAAACAGTAGATGGAACAGAATCTCCAGTTTGCCAACCAGCTGGGAAATTGCTAACATAGATCTCAGTAAGACTTGGAGTAACACCAACTTCTCTCAAAAATGCATGCCAGAATTCATTATGAGCTCTATACATTTTTCCTTCATCAGTTACTAAATCTTGAGCCCAACCATTAGATTCTGACGCAGTACCATGAATACCTGTTTGATATGCTTTTACCCAATTTGAATCTGCTAAACCTGCTTGTGCGTTAGCACTATTCAATAAAGTAATCTCAGCATCATCATCAGGACTTGTTCCATCCCTTAACTTAATTTCCAA